GTTTCCAGCAATTCACCCAATTTAGACTGGACTGTTAAACGCTAATCCAGTGTGTATCCTTGGTCTATATAACACGACATAGTTTATATATTTTAAAATTTGGTTTATTAGTTTTTAGCAAGTACGAATGAATCCACAGAGAATACTCCAAGACCATATACCATACGAGCGATGATTTTTACGATATCTTCGTAAGGGTCATACATACCTTTGATTTCAATACCGCCATTGTCTGTTGCGTTCATACCTACCATGAAGTAAGAAGCTGGACCTACAACAACAGCATTTTGTCCGTCAAGACCTTGTGTTGGAATAACTCTAACATTCGTTCCTGGTAACATTACTGACCACTCTTGACCTTGTGCTGCAGAAGCATCATCAAAGCTGAATAAGTTTACATAAGATGATTTTCTCATTGAAGCTACAAGACCTCTATAATCAGAGTAAGAGCAGAATGCGATTAAGTCATTCAAATGTAATACATTCGCAGGAATGTTTTCGTAGTAAGTTGAAAATACATCAAGACCATTGCTTGAAGTAGCTGCTGTGTAAGCAACCTGAGTAGCACCATTACCAGAAGTAACAAGAGCTAAAACTCCGTCAAAACACTGTGAGTTGTACTCAGTACCACCAGTCGCAGTTGTATTTCTCCACAATTGCTTTTCAATAGAATCAGCAATTCTGTTAGAAATATCTGTGATGATTAACTCCTCAAAAGGTACTGTCTCTTGAAAGTTTGAGTTAGAAAGTCTCTGACTCAAAAAGTAGTCGTACAAATCGTACGCACAAAGTGATTGGTTAACCTTCTTGTTACAAGTAGCAATTGTTACTTGTGAAATTGTGGTATCACCAGTTGCGTTAAATCCACAAGTACCATCTTGGAAGATAACATTGTTCGTTAAGAACCCTACCTGTTCTGTCCCCTTAATATTCGGACGTATTGTAGCGTACTTTGGTAACGTCTCTCCAAGAATACTTTTGATTAACATGTCGGTAGCGTTTTCGTCCACCCACACACTCAAATTGGAGAGGTTGTATGAAAATTTTTCATTCTTTTTCATAGTGATTATTGTTTTTGTTTTTTGTTTATTTTCTTAATTCTTTAAGGAGCTGAACTCTGTAATCCTCAAATTTTTCTTTGATATCAATCTTTGCATCTACTGGTTTTCTTTCAGGTGCATTTTTAAAAGCTTGAAGTTCAGATTTAAGGTCAGAAATTTCAGTTTTGAATTTTCCGTTTATTGTTTCTACAAGGGATAAAAGTTGTGTAATACCATCTTTAAGTTTTTCAACCTGTGCTACCTGCTCAAAGTATAAGTCCGTAGACATCTTTTCTTTGGTCATATTTTTAGCTTTGATTGAACCACAAATTCTAGCTGATACTTCTTCTGAATAACCCTCTTCTGCCATTTTCAACATGCATTCGTCCCAAGGGAATTCTGCCATGTCTTCGTAAGCCATTTGTTCAACATTTTCTCTTTGAACGATTTTGCCGTCAACGGTTTGGATTCTGATTTTGTTTTCATTGCCTTCGCTGTCTTTTAAAACAACTTGGTGCTCGCCATCGGGTGCTTTACTCTTTTCACCATCAGGACCAAGAACATATACTTCTTCACCCACATCAAATGTTGGTGATTCCAATTTCTGTCCCTGAGCATCTTCTGCAACGGTCATTGAAACTTCTTTTGAACTTTCAACTTCCTCTTGGTCTCTTTCTACTTCTTCTTCTGCCTGTTCAACTTCCAACTTGATGATTGTAGATTCTTCATCTAACGAAATCACCAAACCCTCACGAGTTTTGTGAACCCCCATCGGAGCTGGTTGTAGTGTTGCTTCTGAAACAACATATAGAGTTTGACCTACCTGAAACTCACCATCAGAATTGTTGGTAACCTCAGTTTTTCCGTCATCTAAAATTGTAGTGAAAAAAGATTCCTTTTTGAATCTCAAACCTAATAACTTAACAATCTTATCAAGTGCTTGTGTTGCATTCATAATTATTAGTTTATTTGATTTAGAATGTTTATGATTTCTTTAAGTAAATATCTATCAGTATTTTCTACCGAAAATTTGTACTCAAAGTTTCCTTCTATTGATAACCCTTTTACTTTGCCTTGTTTAATCATTTCCCACACTTCGTCATTATCCACACGATATCCAACCATCCAGGTCCCAACAGGAACATCTTGTTTTGAATACCCCATGTTATAAGCTTTATCCTGCTCACCATCTACAATCCAAGATTCAACAAGATACACCCCATCAAACTTTTGGTTGGAATGTTCATAGTTTGTTTTGTCCGTTCTTTTTTCAATAAGAAATCTTTGACTCATAACCTTGATTGTTTCAGGTTTGAATGTAACAAAATATTTTTCTCTTGTTATTTCATCTATCCTTGGAATTAAAATCCCTGGTTTCATTGCTGGTGAATATAACATTCTTTGTTCTTCGTCAATTGAAAACTGAGCTTGTTTGTTATACCCCATAGATAAAGATACAGGTGATATTGATTTAACACCAGCTCTTTGGTATGCTCTTCTTGCCTCAGCATCGTTATCAATTGCTTCCACAATCTGATAACCTTTTTCCATCAACCACTTTGCCTTATATTCTTTAAATGCATTTGATGCGTTTGGACCTTGTGGGAAATCAGACAAATAAATGTCGTCCCATAATACCCCAAGTTCGTTGAGGTGTCTTTTTGTTTCTTCCGTTCTTGACTTCTGTCTTCCTGAAACAACAACGATTCTATATGTCTTAGCTTTTTCGTTAATATAATCTATGGTCTTCTTGATTGGGGAATTACCTCTTACCAAGGTATCGTCCATATCAACTATAATAACTTGTGATGAAGCTCTGGTCATCTTTTGTGATTGTGAAATTGCATAAGCTTTTTCACTTGCTTTTTTGGTTTCCTCAGAATAATATCCGTTATTCGGCATTGACTTTGGTGGCATTCCTGCTTTACCAGCAGCAAACCCTTGGTCAACAACATCTTTTCCTTGAACCAAAAACTTTCTCCAAGCGTGAACGCAGTTAGGTCCACCCTTGTATAACCACTTTGAATATGGCTCTCTGTTATGACCGAAATCACGATTGGTATCACGAAGAAGGTCAATCTCCAATCTTCTAAAATATCTGTCTTCAATTGAATCACAAAACTCTCTATCAGGGGAACCAGTCAATACCCTTTCATACTTGAAGTATGTTGTCGGGGTTTTATGGTCTCTATCTTTTATTTCTTGTAGTGTTGCACCCCTCATTGATTCAATCACAGCTTCAAACTTTTGTTTGTCTGTTCTTGATAAGAATTGAAGGAGTTTGGCAATCTCATATTCTTGTTCTGTATACTCACCAAGTTCGTCGTCTTGGTCAATAGCGTCAGAATGAATTTCACAAGGCATATACATTTCAACACCATCTACCATATGAACATGTGAACCATTGCAACCAATAACCTGTGCGTATGTGGCAGCTTGGGCAGGATTATCAAATACTGGTACCCCATTGATTGTTATTGCAAAGTATGTTCCACCATCGTCCCAACAACCATTATCAGGACAACCACAACCACAATTATTTCCTGTGATTAAGGAATCACTGCTGATTTGTCCAATCGGATATTGTGATAACTCTTCTTTTGGAACACAATTTGGCACCTTAACTCCCTCAGCATTTCTCTTCCAGCCTATCATTTCGTACCCTTCCCAACATGGACCTTCTTGCATATCATAGTATCCTCCACTACAACCACACATTTCCGTATCCCCTGAGGTCTTTGACCAAGGTTTAAGATTACTTGTATTTATTTCCATCTCCTCTCTAATGGTCTGCAATTTCTTCTGAGCCCATTCTACACCTTCTGTTCCTCCCCAACCTAACCAAGCAACATAACCAGCATCTTTCCAAGGTGTTCCTTGAAACTCGGGGGCTATCTGACTATTCCTTCTATGTCTTTCAAATGCGGACATTCTGGCAATTGTTTCCTCTGAAATGTTTTCACCTGAGCATAGTTGATTAGCTCTTGTCCAACCCACTTGGGTCATTCCTTGAACTTCATCACCATGCTCGTCTCTCCATCTTAATACCTTACACGCATTTTCACGAGCGGCTTGTGGGTAGTCGTTATATGTTTCAAATGATTGTCTTCCAAACCACATAAATTCTGTTTCAATTGCTGGTTGTAATACAAGTGCAATTTCTTCAACACGAGTATCCCCTGTTAAAGCATCGTCTACCAATAGTTCAATAACTTTCAGTGCCATAGATTAAAATTTAGACAACGAATCCAATCTCTTGGATATCAATTGTTCGTTTGTTATATCTGATTCAAGAACATAAGCTCTAATAGGTTTTTGTTGTTGTTTAGCTAACGCTTCAACAATCCTTGAATCATCAAAATTGTTCATCACCAATGGACGACCTCCACCAGCTTGGTTAATTGAACTTAACAAGCCTTGGAAATTCATTGTTGATTGTCTGTTTATAATTGCTTCATTACCCTCGGCAACCACTCCCATTTGAGCCAAAGGTATTCCACCATTCTCGTGTGATGGTCCCCTTAGTATCATACCACCCTGAGCTTTCAATATACCACCCTTTCTCATTGCCTGAGCGTTTGATATTTGGTCTTGAATAATAACTACTTGTGCCAAAGTCAGAGCCGCATTTACCCCTGCCATGATTGGACCAAGAACAGGTCCAAGTTCAGCCAAGGCTTTAACAAATGCTTGGGCTCCGTTTGCTATTGTTTGAACAAGTGAAAATTGAAGGGCTTGAACAGCACCTTTCTTTTCCAATTCTTTTCTCTTTGCAGCATACTCCTCTTGAATTTCAATTCTTTTAGCCGCTGCTGACTCACTTTCACCTACCACTTTTTCAAGTGTTTTCTTTTCTGCAATTTCAAGTGATTTCAAATCTGTTCTAATTCTTTCCTGAGTTAAAGCGGATATCTGATTAAGGGTTTGTGAAAATAATTCAATACCCTTTAATATATTGTTATAGGTCTCTTGTCTACCTTTTTGTTTTTCTTTTTCAGCATCTTTATCAGCAGCAACTTCCTTCTTCTTATAAGCAATATAAGCTTTTAGAAGGTCATCGTAAGTAGCTTTTGATAAATCAAGACCTTGTTTTTCAAGAAGTTTTTTAAAGTCAATTCTTTCTTGCTCATTCTCTTTATACTTCTTGGTAAATTGCTCTTCAAGTTTTTCCTCTTCTGTTCTTGCACCCAAGATAAGTCTACTTAATGCATCAATGTTTTCAGTTACAAGACCACCAATTGCTTTGGATAAAAGAGCAGGATTATCTTGAAGATTTTTGGTTAACTTATTAACCTCAATGTTAGTGAGAATAATTTTTTGTTCAGCAACTGTAATTGCGTCTGCCATTCCCAAGAATGTTCCGATTATCTTTTGAACATTAGCATCAACAGCTTCTGCTGTAATCTTTGTGTTATTACCAACAATTTTACCTGTCTTGATAAATGCTTCAAATTGGTCTGCAAGAGCTTTTAATCTACCTTCTGCTTCTGCTTTAACCGTACCAGTTGTCGTTGCAACAACCTTTCTTTCAATGTCTACCTGAGCAGCAATCAGTCTTGTAGCTATCGTTGGATAGATATTTGTTTCAAGTAGTTTAATAAACTCAGTTGCATTTTTTTGAACCTTCGTTGGGTCAAATTGAATAGGGGCAATTTCAAGGTCTTTACCTGTAAACTCATTAACAAATTTTCTATTTGCAGCAGAAATTTCCCCAAGGATATTGAGTAATGCTTTACCACCACTTTCAGTTTCGTTAATTTCACCTCTGAAATCATTCCATGCAACTGAAATGTTTTGTAGTTGTACACCCAACCCATAGAGTTGATTGTCGTTAAGGAACCTAAATACATCTTCGTATGAACTTACAAGGTCAGATAAGATATTTTTTTGGTCTTGTGTAAGTTGTTTTCCACCTTCAATAAATTTCTTTCTTATACCAGTGAAGTCAAGTCCCTTACCATTATTAAATAATGCAATAAATGAATTTTCAAGTTCACTTCTAATGTCTTTGAATACTTTTAATAACTCATCTTTTGGTAAACCATTTGGACCAACACCTATACCATTGAACGCATTATTGATTTTTGTTACATCATCAACCAAAACCTCAGCGGCTCTTTTTGTGTTTTCCTGAATATTTTTCAATTGTTCTACAACTGGTGCGTCATATTCAATCTTTGAAACCCTTTCAATTGTTTGATTATATTTTTTAAGTGAGTCGTCAAGCTCCTTAACAGCACCTGCCAAATCAATCGTTGAAGTCAATCCCTTTTTGTAAGCTGCGGCTAATTCCTCTTGGTTTTTCTTTGAATTTTCCTTTTGAGTGTTAAGGTCCTTTTCAAGTTTAACCTGAGTGTTAAGTTGTTCTTCAAATGGTTTAAGTTGTTTTAATACATCATCTGTTTGAACATATACATCACTTAGGGATTTTCTCCATCTCTCGTTTTCTGCTGTTACTTCTTGAATTTTTTTTCTTTGGTTTGCAAGACCAGTTTGTGCATCAGCCAATACTGATGAAGTTATTTGTCCCCCTGACTTTATAGTATTCCAAGCACTCTCCCAAAATGAAACATTATCAAAGATACTTTGGGATTCAATCTCCAAGATTTTGATTGAGTTTTCCGCAATCTTTTGAGTAATCAATTTAGCCTGAGCTTCAAGTTCGTATTGTTTGATTTTCAATTGAATAAACTTTACACCTTGTTGGTTAAGTTTGTTTTCTTTATCAATGAAGGCATTAAAACCAGGATATTGTTTAACAAGTTTTTGTATTTCCTTGTTTTGTAAATCTCTTTGTCCGTTGAACTCTGTTAAAATAACAAGTGAGTTTTGAAGACCCCGAGCTTCATCTGAGGTTGCCTTGTTTAGTTCGTTCTGAACATTAACTTGTTCCTTTGTTGAACCTGTTAGGGTAACATATGCCGCTACCAACAAACCAACCACAGCAAGGATTGCTCCAAGTGGGTTAGCTGCGAGGGTTGCCCATAATACCCTTGTGGCTGTTGTCGCAGCGTTTGCTGCCGCAGCCGAGGCGTATGTTGCGATGTTGGCCGCAACCGTTCTAACGGCAACAACACCTTCGGCTGCCGACCTGGCAGCAAGTGCGATGGTTAATAATGATTGGGCTTTGGCTGCTGCTTCTGCGACCGCTTCACTCTCCGTTCCAAATAAACTTATGGCTGCTTGGGCACCCGCAAAAGATGCTGTGATACCTTCCCCAACTTTGGCAAAGGCTCCAACTCTTTTTTCCAACTCCTGTCCCTTTACCGATTCATTGAAATCTTCAAGAACACCTTTTGCATTTTTAACATCTGAGGATAACTTCTTAAAACCTTCTGACCCAATGGTTAAACCTTTGAGTTGTTCTTCTGCACCCTTGATGGCAGTTTCAAGCTCCTTGATGTTTGTGATGTTTTGTTTAACACCACCGATGGTGAGCGTTAATGCAATATTTTTAGCCATATCAATAAATAGTGAATAACAGGGTTATTAGCATTGGTTTTCCGTTGCTAGTCCCAAGTTGTTTATCGCAACATAAGTCGTTGAACCAGTGGTCTGTTTAAAGAAGGTACCAGTGGTAAATGCACTTGTGGCTAATGAGTTGTAGTATAAGTATGTTCCTTCAACTACGGGGTTTTGTGAAGCCCACACATTGGTTATTGGTGCTGTGTTATTACAAACATCTGATTGTTGTGTTGAAACAAATCCTGTGATTGCAAATGTTGCTCCCGATGGAGGATAAGCTTCGTTGGGTGATACAGAATAATCAGGTGCTGGTGGGGTAAACTTATTATAAGGTGTTACAAGTTTGATTAAAGATACATCTGTTAGTTTCCAATTCACAAGGTCAGCTTCATTTATCTTTTCAATTTGGAAAAGGGAATCCTTTAACCACACCTTATCTGTTAAGTTAATCTGTGATATAAAGATTGGTTCAAAAAGAAATCTACCACTTACCCTTCTTGTTTCAGGTGAATATAGATTATTGAAGTAATCCCCATACCATAACTGATACACATTGTTTGCTGTATATTGTTGAACAACAGAATTTTCTTCATCATAGAAATCTGTTGTCTTATCAAAGTTTAAGTCTGATACCAACTCAGCATCTTGTTTGTCTAATGATGATAGATGGTTCACACATGGATAGGTATTCCATTGAACTGGTGTTCCTCCCGATGTTATCCACCAAGTTAGTTTTTGTGTCTTCTGCTCATCAGAATAGAAGTATCTATTTCCACACCAAAAGAATATATGGTTTTTATTTGAGTAAGGTATTTCTTTACCCGTTGCAACATCGTACTTATAAACCATTGGAATGATAAGATTGGTTGAACCAGTCATCACATCAGAAGGGAAGGGTCTAAATGGAAACTCAAAGTCAACCGTTCCTGTTAGGATATCACTTGTTGCCACAAACCTCTTTGTTCCAAAAGGTAATTCATATTCATCTTCATATAACTTTCCAAGGTGTTCATCTTCTGCTGATAGATACTTGAAGTTATATTCTTTTTGTAATTGGAAGTTAACAGGTTCAATTCTATATGGTGAGTTTTCATCAAACCATTGGGACCAATCAACCGTCTTGGCAAAGTTTTGAGCAAAATACCAATTGAGTGGCTCCATTCTAATCTTCTTGGTTTCATTGGTCTGAACCACTACCATGTTAAACATCTTAACAATTGCTTTAACAAAGTCCAAACAACTTATTTCAGGGAATTGAAGCTTCATATCCACAATGTTATTTGCAACAAATGTTGGTGAATTATATAACTCCCATCTTGCTCCCGTTCCAATCCAATCAGTTGGACCAACCCATAACCCCGCATTTCTATTTGATGAACTACTTGTGTTAAATCTAATGAATAACCCCACCCAATCACCAGCGTTTAACTGGCAGTTGTTCAAGAATATTCTTTGGTTATTAGCATTTAGATAGTTAAATGCAACAAGACCATCTGTTGTTCCCGTAACGGCAACCCTTTTATTAGGGTCGGTTAAGTCTTGGGGTCTTGAAGCTTTGTATATTGAAATACCATAATATGTGGACACATAGTTATTAGAGTATCTTTGGTTCACCTTTCCCTTAAATTCAAAGGAATACTGACCTGAGTAGGGTATCTGATATGCAGAATATGTTTCGTTAAAATTAAACGATGGGTCATAACCATCTGTTGATGATATTCTACCCATCTTAATTTGTTGGATTGTACCATTAGCATAAGAAAACTCCTGTGCTAATGGTAAGGGATTTCCATATACTCTAAAAATGTTTTGGTTTGTTCTGGCTGATGCTGTCTCTACCCCAAGCTTACCATTTGCTGCAAGGTCAATGTAGATACCTCTAAAATATTCTGACTCAAAAAAGTTTGATTCAATTTCATAACCACTTGAAGCAAAGATTTTTTCAATGATGGTCTTAACCCTCATTGCTGGTTTGAAATAAGTTGGTGGCATTGAATTACCTGATAGGTAGATTCCCTTTGGGTCATTTACCGCAAACTTAAAGGTGGGGGTTGTCGCACTTGCTGGTTGATAGTCATACCCATAATGTATCATAGGATAGATAACACTACCACCAAATAGACCATTAACATCACCACTATCTGCTGACCAAGATTGAGTTACAGTATCATAGTTTTGAATATGGTTATATTCCAACCAAGATAACTCTTTAAGGTTTTTATCTTGAACCAATGAACTGAAATCTGTTATTTCTGATAGGATATATACCTCATATTGAATAAGGTCTTTTGTTCTTTCAACAGAGTTAAGTCTAAGGAAACCCTTGAAGATATCTGTTCCCCTGTATTGAACAACACAAGGTCTTCTTGTTAAAGGGTCATAACCAATTGCATTAACCTCATAGAAATGTTCAAAGAAATCATTGTTATTCTTTGTACCAGGAATTTGAAATGTCTTGGAATAGGGTGAGCGTCTTGATTCAATATCTGTAATATCAGTCTCCTGAATTATTACATTTATTGGTAGGTCTTCAAATAAGTCAAGCTCAGTCCATTGGTTGTTGTCCCCAAGTACAAGTAAGGTTGTATCCATTAGTTATTCAATAGTTTGATGTTATTGGAGAATGTATAAGTTAATTCAATATTGAACATAGTCTTATTACCTTTTGTCTTTCTAACAAACTCCGTGTTAACAATGTTTATTGGGAATAGTGTTCCATCGGTTTGGATAAGGTAAGCGTCATTTGTTGTATACAATTCTTCCAACCACACAAACATTGGTTGTGAAATGAAACCTGAGTTCACAACATGGGTTTCTGTGATGTCTGTATTGAAGTCTGTTGTCCCTCTTGAATAGTTTGTCTTAATTGGATTTTGTGAACCCCAATTGATGTTCCATTGTCCATATACTTCCCTATTGATTGCAAGACCCTCAGCTTTTGCTTTTTCAAACATGAAATAGTCATAAGCTCCGTATCTATTCTTAAACATTATCTGTTCGTTGAAGAATTGATTACAAGGAGGGACCACATTGAATTGGAACATTTCAGATACAGCAGAATAACTTACACAAGGAGCTGTTCCACCACTTGGTATAATCGTTACTGGTTGAACTGATGGTTTGAGTTGTGTTGGTTTTTGTGGGTCAACAGGACAAGGATAGTCAGCCACACACTCATTACAATTGATGTAGTTGGTAGCTGTTGAATAATCTCCAACAGACCCTGTTCCACCAAGAGCATATATTTGATAACACTCCCCATCAATTAGAACGGTATTACCAATACCAAGTGAAGCTGCAACCTGAACTTGATATTCAAGTTGACCTGTACAACAATCTCTAACAAATACATTTTGTTTTGCTAATGAACTCACACTAGGGGTGGGCGTCGGCGTCAATGAAGGAGTAGCACATGTAAATCCACATACTTTGTTGTTGAAATTAGCAACATCAGCATAAGGGAAACCAGGACTTATTGTTGAACAATAATGGCATGGTGTAATCGTATAAATTCCAAGACTACTGATAAATTGATATTGAGTATTACCTGAGCAGTCAGTGTATTTGATATACCCTGTGTTTGTTACATTGATGGTTGTTCCTGAAACGCAAACCTCACCTGCCGCACCTGATGGTGTTTGTGATGGGGTGATACTTGGAGTAACTGGTGGAGACCCACAAGCTCCCAAATTGGTTATAATAACATAAGGACTTGGTTCAACATAACAGAAACAATCTGAAATCAAATCATAAGGTCCAAGATAAAAAGATAAGAAAAGACCATTACAATCTGTGTAGAATATTTGTTGAGTAAATCCAACCGTAGATTCAATTGTATAGTTATCACAAGAACAAGTAGGAGGAGTGCTACTTGGGGTCGGAGTCATCGTCTGAGTTGTTGTAACACTCGGGGTTGGTGTTAAATTAAGGGTTGGAGTCTGGCTAGGGGTGGGCGTCGGCGTCACTGGTGTCGTGCTAGCCCCACCAAACAACTGAACGGTATAATAAGATGTATGACCAGGGAATTGGTAGATGTTTAATGGACCAGCCCCCACATTTAAAATGTTATAATCTGATAGACCTGTAAAGGTATAGTTTTGATAGTCTTGGGTACATGAAGTCATTGGACCACCACCATTGGAAACAATATTTGAATACTTCTTTGTATCAATTATAAATCCATTTACATCATAAAATTTATATTCAACATAATAAGGCTCTGAAACAAAACTACCTCCAAGTTGAGCATTGGTAAATGATAGGGTATAATACTCCTCCACACTGATGTCTCTAATCCTTGGTGAGTTTGTTAAAAATAAATTTGTTGTGGTATATGGGAATGCTGGTTGTGGATTACCTGATAAAGTGAATTGACCTGTATCCCACTCAGCTAGTGTTGCGTTTCTATTAACCCCCATCGTTCCAAGAAATGCCTTGTAAGTAGATGAAGGAACAGATGGAAAACCTACTTGGTTTCCAATACCTGTAAATCCTGTAAGTGCTCCAACAAACGAATCTGCATACTCCTCACCAACAAGGATATAATAATCAATAACTTCATTACCATAAGCTCTTGAAAAAGGTGATGTTTGATGTAAGAATATTGCTGTCTCATCGTGATAAGCAACAGGGTAGTTTTGTAAGTATGAATCTAATACCCTTGATACATCAATGATACCAAGACCATAAGGGTTTGGGGTAGACTTACCTTCAAATACCTTATAACCTTCTACATAGATTTCATAGACATATCTAAACTTTGGTTCATTTGCTGTGCTTGCTGAAACTGTGAAATACAACGCATCTGATTTTGATGGTTGGAAGTTAGCAGGATTTTTAATTATACTTACACTCATTTAATTATAATAAATTTACAAATTGATTTTCAATTAGTTGTTGGAAGTAATTTGCCATTGCTTCTTCTCCCATTTTTTGTAATTGATTTATCACTTTATTTTCGGCTTTGTCCAAGAAGAATCTTCCCTTGAAACCTTTTTCCTTGATTGACCTTGCTACAAGGAATGCTCTTTGTTTAACTGTACCTCTTGTAAACTTACCTCTTGCGTCTCTAAAAAATACAGGTTTAACTCTAACCCATGCTTCAATTGCCGCTAATGGGGGATAGTTCGTTGATGGTCTTCTACCTTCATCAATAATGTTTGGTAAAAAACTTGGTTGAATTGTTGGAAATGAAACAACAAGTTGGAAATTTCCCTCAGGGGTTTCGTCCCATTCAACTGTTAAGTCATTGATTAACTGACCTGTTGCTACTGAACCCCTCCTATTGAAACCAGTCTTTGGTTCACCATTATAACCTTGTGG